GCCTGCAAGGAGTGGTGTTTGATAATTGGCAGCAGGTCGATTCAATACCTTTGGATGCTACCTTAGTTTCATACGGCATGGACTTTGGTTTTACGAATGACCCTAGCACGTTAATCGGGGTATGGAAATCAGAAGGCAAACTTTGGATTGATGAATTACTTTACCGAACCAACATGACCAATAACGACATCGGCAACTTTTTAAAGTCTATTGAGTTTGGTCGCAATGAATTGATATGCGATAGTGCTGAACCGAAATCTATTGAGGAACTTTACAGGCAGGGATTCAATGTTAAGCCATCGGTAAAAGGGGCGGACTCAATCAAGATAGGAATAGACACCTTAAAGCGATATGAGTTAATGGTTACTAAACGCAGCACGAACCTAATCAAAGAACTGCGAGCCTACCAATGGGAAACAGACAAGGAGGGAAAGCTAACAGGCAAGCCGACAGATAGCATGAATCACTTATTAGACCCTTTAAGATATGTTGCCTTGCTTAAATTAAACAACCGACCTAGCGGAAGGTATGCTGTAATGAGAGCATAATCAACAAGTTAAAAAAACAATTACACAAAACTAAAATAATATATTTAATAACATGGAGCGTGAGTTCAAAGAAATAACCATTAAAGAATACGTTAGCACATTGGCACAAATGCCTTATGAATCTGAATTAGAATACTTGCAGAGGCGTGTATCAATCGTTTTAAGGCAGCCAATCGAATCAATCAAGGCTTTGCCCCATACTATCTTTATGGATTATGTAGAGCGTTTAAAATCTATTGAGGATAATTTAAAAGGATACAAGATTAAAAAAAAAATAAAGATTAGCGGTAAGTGGTTTGCAGTTGACACCGACATAATGAAGATAACCACCGACCAATTTATTGATGCCTCAGCATTTAGCAAGGTAGCCGAAAAGGAGTTACATAAGTTCATAGCTGTATTCCTAAAACCTATGACGTGGCGATTCGGAAAGGTGGCAGCATACGATGGCAAAGCACACAAAGAAATAAGCGACCTAGTGTTTGAGAAAATGACAATGAAAGATGCTCAGCCTCTTCTGGTTTTTTTTTGCAAGGTCTTACACGAATTATCTATTCATATAAGAACCTCTTTGGAGGCGGAAGTGGAGGCGATAGTAAAGGATTTGAATCCAAATGGGGATATATCGTTACAATCGATAACCTCGCAAATAGAGATGCTACAAAGTGGGACTACTTCTTTAAAATGAACGTGATTGAATTTTTGAACTTAATATGCTACCAAATAGACAGAGAAGACAATGAGCGCAAACTATGAGGCACTACTTGGTTCGATAGGTGAAGATTACGTTCCTATTGAGAATATTAAGTTTGACACCTTTATTGGGCGGTCATTGTTCAACGTGGCTAATGAACTCAGCGAGGCGTTAAAGAGTAACCTAGACCAAAACGACCTAAGGGATTCCGAGTTAAAGCAGTCTATTGTTGCTATGCCTGTAAGCGTGGCAGGGAATGAATACTATGTAGCAATCGAAGGTAATGACTATGCCTTCTTTGTAAATAGTGGTGTTAATGGTTTAAGAACTAAGCATGGCTCAATTTATAGTTTTAGGACTAGATTCCCAAGTAAGCCAATGGTCGACAACTTAATGAGGTGGATTACTAAAAAAGGTATTCCACTAGATTCAAGATACAGCCAAACTAGAAACCTAACTAAAAGAGCAAGAGCAAAGGCTCAGATAGACGAGAAAAGAAAACGAGCCACAGCGATAGCGTTTGGAATAAAGCAGAACGGATTGAAGCCGACCTATTTTATAGACACGGCAATAAGTGATTCAGAGGTTACAAGAATGAGCAACGCAATAGCAGAAAAATTCGGCAAGCAAATAATAGTAAGTGTAGAGATAAACTTGACAAGATGATAACAATAATAGAAAGCCCTAATAATTGGCAGAATTTATTTAATGAAATAGTGATAGGTGTAAGCGGTGGGAATAGCACGCAGCCTAATTACCAGTTCCTATGCGATGTAAACGTAAGCGGACAAAGCAACCCTGTGACTAGGCTAACTTTACCTAAGCAACCACTAGTGGGGACTGTTAAAATTAACGTGGCGGACATAGTTAAGAACTACGTTACGTTTGATTTTGGCGGATTCAACTCCACCGATATAGTGCCTTGCGTTAATTCACAGGCTAGGTATTGGTTACAACTAGGCGAGATATACGACAATGCAAGCGGAGTGCCTGTTATCTATGCGAATCAAACTCAGTTTGGCACAAGTGGCAGCCCAAAGCTAGGAAGCAATGCTATATTTGATTTCTTAGATTGGACTAAAACGGCATTTAGTCCTGACAAACAATTAAAGCCTAGTAACCAAGTTAGCTTAAACGATAACTCATACAGAGAAAAGATTAGAATAAATCAGCAGCGATTCTTAACCTTCTTTGATTTAAGCAATGAGATATTTATAGTAGATGTGAATGTTTACAATAGTGCAGGCAGTTCAATAAATTCAAGTTCTTATTCAACTTACACGGCAGCCTCAGGAATAGTATCGTTAAACATTGGTGAATCGTTCTTGACTTTTATGGGTGTATCGTTAGTGGGTGCAGCATATTACATAGTTGATATAAAGAATAGCAGCGATGAATTAGTATTTACTAAAACCATAGACGTAGATAGTTCATGTGCCAATTACGAAATCTATCGTTTACACTGGCTTAACTCATTGGGTGGATTTGATGCGTTTAACTTTACAATGGTAAGCACAGAAAGCGTGGAGATAGAAAACAAAGAATATAAAAAGGTTCAGGCTTTAGGGTATCAGAAAACAGATAGGCTTAAAACAAAATACTTTACTAAGCTAACTGAACGCATAACACTTAACTCGGACTTATTGACCGATGCAGAATCAGCAGCATTGGAGCAACTAGTAGTTAGCCCAGTGGTAATGTTGGAAACAAGTTCGACAAGCTATGTGCCTGTTAACATAGTTGCAAACAATTACGTTAAGCGTAAGTATGAACAAGGCAGACAGATTCCAAACCTTCAAATTGCTATTGAGTATTCATTCGATAATTACCGCCAAAGTTTATGATGCAAACCGAAATAAAAATACTTCAATATTTAAATGGGCAGGTGGTTAAAACTTTTATCCTTGACCTTTACGATAACATCCCTATTCCTGTTAATAAGTCTATTATAGATATTAAAGAACCTGAGAAAAGAAAGTCAGATTACACGCTACCTATCAAAGTGCCAGCAACGGCAAACAACAGAGCAATATTCTCAAACATCCAAGACTTAAACAGGTCGACAAGTAATAGAACGGCAACTAACTTTAATCCTGACTTTAACGTGAACTTGAAGGCTGAGGCGTTAATTATTCGTAGTGGTATAATCTTAATGCGTGGTAATTTGCAGTTGACACAGATACCTGTAAACGACCAAGAAGCCGAGTTTGAATTGGTTATTATTGGCAAGTTGGCAAACCTATTCCAAGACTTAGGAGATAAGAAGTTGTCAGAAATTGACTTGTCAGAATATAACCATATTTGGGGTTCATCTGCAATAAGTAATAGTTGGGCAAACTATGTTATCAAGAACGGCAATCCATACGTTAACTTTTCTGGTGGCAATCCAACGGGAGAAGGTTACGTTTATCCGCTTATTGATAATGGGCTTTCAATAAACAAACAAGAACTTGAATACACATTAGAAACTTCAATGTATCCTGCGATTTACATTAAGCAGATAGTTGACAAGATATTTAGTGCAGCAGGCTATCGTTATAATTCGAGATTCTTTGATTCGGTAATATTCAAAAAGTTAATCATGCCATTTACAGGCAGCAAGTTTGTAGCAACTGAAAACACAATAAATGATAAAACTTTTATTGTAAGTAATTCAGCCAATACAAGCTACACAACGCCAAGCACAGGGGATACAATAAGCGAACAAAAAAGATACTTGTTTAATACCATTGTTCAAGATACATTAGTTCCTAGTGTTGATTTAGCCAATGATAAAATAGATGTTAATTCTTCAACAGCAGGTTTTGACGTTTTAGTTTTTGATGGTCAAATAAAAGTTTACAATAATAGCGGTGCAACATTTGGCTCAGGAGTAAAAGCCTTTGTAACTTTTGATTTTAATAATAATCAAGTAGGTAGCTTTCCATTAGTTTCAAGTAATAGATTTGAAGTTGATATGAGCGGTGTAGTTAATGGCGGTTCAGTTACTAAAACAATTAAAATATTATCATCTGAAATAGATACAAATGATAATGATGAATTGTATATTGAGTTCTATTGGATATTTTTTAACAACGATGCAAACGATATAAGCATAGAGATATTAGCAAATAGCAAATTTAAAAGCGCACCTAGTCCAAAGTATACTGAGGGCAATACTATCGACATTAGTTCAACCTTGCCAAAGGAGATTAAACAAAAGGATTTTTTAACTTGGTTGTTTAGGGCGTTTAACTTGTATGCAATACCAGATACAATAGATGCCAACAAACTAATCATTGAGCCTAGAGATGATTTCTACACCTCAGACGTAGTAGACATTACAAACAACCTAGATATAAGCAGCGAGTTAATGATTAACCCAATGGGAGTGCTTGACTTTAGAGACTTAGTTTTAAAGTACAAAGAGGATAAAGACGAATACAACACTAAGTATCAAGAACTATTCGGTGAGGTGTATAGCACTAAAAAGTTTACAGTTCTAAATGATTTTTTAACCCAAACCAATACAGTTGAGATTGGATTCAGCCCTTCGCCATTAGCCAACTCAAACGGAGTGCATGATAGAATATTTACAAAGATTAGAAAGCTAGACCCTAATAGTGGCAATAGCGAGTTACCTTCTTATAATATTAGAATGCTTATTTATGGCGGCTTAGTGGCAACAACTCAAGGATGGAAGTTAAAGACTAGATTAGATGGCACAATTACTTATGGAGTTGACTTTCCGTATGCAGGGATGTTAGACAGCACCTCAGCACCCACGTTTGATTTAGGATTTGCACAACCTAAAGCCATTTACTATGGCATTGGTTCAACTCCTTACACTAATGGTAACTTATTTAATAGGTATTGGAAAAAGACTATTGAAGAAATTACCGATAAGGATTCAAAGATTATTACGGCTAAGTTTCAGCTAAATGAAGTTGAGTTTAATGCTTTAAGTTTTAGAAAGATTTACTTACTTAACAAGCAGTATTATAGACTATACACCATTAAGCACGATTTGAACTCAGATGGCTTAGTTGAGATTGAGTTATTAAAACTTAAAACCGCACCTGCGTTCACATTAGTATCAGGCACAGGTAATGGCGGTAGCGGTGGAGTGATAGCAAGTGAAGAAATGCCAATGTATGTGAGGGCGGACAATACAGAATATTTTGATTCACAAGCAAGAACTCAAT